GAGCTTGAACTGTGGGACGCAATGGTGGAGGTAGACACCAAGCTCAGGTCGGACGCAAATCTGGACGGGAACTGCACCGACTCCACGGTCGGGTCCGCCACGGTCTCCACGCTGGATATGGGCGGGGCTTTATATCGCACGGCGACGATCCCGTTTGAGATCCAGCTATATGAGGAAGTAACCATAACTCCATAATCCATAGGAGCAACCAATGGCAAAAAAGTCAGGACTCGGAGAGCAGATATTCGTTAACGGTTACGACCTCAGTGGGGACGTTGCGGCCATAGATAACGCCGGCAGTCCTCGGGAATTGCTGGACACCACGGCCCTCAATAGCTCCGGCCATGAGCGGGTCATGGGACTGTCGGATGGCAACATTGGGGTATCGTCGTGGTTTAACGATGCGACCGAGCAAGAACATGAAGCCTTTAAAAGTCTACCGACCACCGACCGGATCGTCACCTGGGTATTCGGGGCGACCCGCGGGGATGTGGCTGCGAGCCTTGTATCCAAGCAGATCAATTATGATGGGTCCAGGGGAACGGATGGGTCGTTATCCTTCACGATTGACACTCAGGCCGCCTCGGGAGTCCCGCTTGAGTGGTGCAATACTCTCACGACCGGGAAGGAGAGCCATAGCTCGGCGGCAGTCTCCACTAGCCGGGACGATGGAGCGACAACGGGGTATGGCCTGGTTGGAATCTTATCAGTCGCCGATGTGGATTCCGGAACGGTGACCGTGAGCATCCAGCAATCAAGCGATAATGTGACGTTTGAAACGATTCTGTCCTTCGTGGCGGTCTCCGCTGCCGCGGCTCCGACTGCCCAGAGGTTGCCGCTCAGTGGGGCGATTCTGCGGTATCTCCGGGTCTCGACAACCGGGACATTCAGCAACTGCGATTTCTGCATGGTCACCCGGCGAGGCACCCTACAAGATGATGACAGCCTCAACCCATAATGGACGACATCCAGGAGGAATTACGCCTAGCGCGGGAGGAATTAAGGCAAGCGCGGGAGGAGTTGGAACGATTAAAGGCCAGCGAGGACAAGTCCGAAAAGATTCAGATGACCAGCGGGGATATAGTCCGCCTCGTAATTGCCGCGCCCGTGGTTTTTGTCTGGTTATTTTTGGGGAGTCGCATCATCATTTCAGCGACTACGAGCCAGGGAGTTTTGGAAAATATTGAGCCTTTATTATTGGCCCTCTCCATCCTTACTATCCCGGTCACGGCCATACTCTCCAGTCTATTTAGAACTGATGGAAATGGAAAATGACGCTATTCGATAAAATCTGCCGAATGGTCGGGGACCGGCGAATCCCGTCTCCCAAGATGCCGGCGTTCAAATTGTTTCGGGTGGGATTCGCCAATCGGCACGTATCGACAATTGTGGTCATGGCGATCATGGTCAGTGCGGGAGCCGTGAGCGTTGGCCTTTATTTCGCCATTAAGGATGTCAATTCCACGACCTATAACTGGCCGGAGCCGGCGGAGTATGCAGTTACCGTCGAGGGGCTCCAGACGATGGGTAAGAAAAATCCCCCTATGGCGGATGGGACAGAAAGCCAGACCCTATCGATCCGACTCGGGGACGGGATACGCATATCGACGCTCCGGATAAAAGACTCAGACGTTGGCCGTGCCGGTATCGCCCGGTCGTTAGACATCAGCCCGTATACGACTGCCGTGACGGGGGCATCTGCTTATCTTTGGGTTGGCACCCTGACCATCACCAACTCAAGCTTCCCGACCCTCTTGTGGCAGAACTCCGAGGTAGGGACGCTCAATACTGGCCTATTATGCGACGGCAGTACCATGTTGGCCACAGTGTCTAACACGGTGTCGGACCTGGAATTATCGTCGGAGCGGCTGAGCTCGGTATATGAGGTGGACTCCACAATCACCGACAGAATCCAGATCCACATTACAGGCAACAATGGAGCCTATGTGGACAATCTAATTATCGACAACCTGGACGCCTGGAACGGGGCGGTGTTCTTCGACCGGATGAAGATAGGCACGGCAAACATAAACAGCAGTAACCGGATAGGAGACGGGACCGGCGTTGATGCGGCATCCTGTGTGATCCAGTCCAGCGTGTCCGCCAGAATTATCAATAATTCGATCCAGGACCGCCCGATCAAGGTCAGGTAATGAACGTCCTACTTGCAAAAATCAGGCCACAAGTGTTTCTCTCTATCGTCTGCGGAACGGTGGTAGCGATAACGATCTCGTTCATCGCCTACCAACTCCAAAGCATAGAGATTATTACCGGCGTGGCCGGGTCCGTTTTCGGGTTCCTCGCCGGGATTTCAAGCAAGCTATTGGAAGCGGAATGATGCGTTTTCTTTGTTGGATAAATCTCCACCACTGGCGCCGGGAGGACTGGTCGGGCCGGGTCTGCCATCGTTGCGGTCACCGGGAAATCCTGATGTATACCTCAGAGACCGGCGCCGTCTGGGAACGGGTAACGTGAAACCGCTCCAGCTTGGGCTGAGTCTGATCCCGGTGGCGATCCTTGTTATCGGCCTGATCGGGTGGGTGGTGACCCTCCGGGGCAACATCGACGCGGCCATGGAAAGTATCCGGGCATTGCAAGAGTCCCAATATGATGAGACCGACCTGGTGGAACGGGTCCAGGAGTTAGACATCGAGATGGCCGGCAAAGTGGCCGGCGTAATGACCAGGCAGGCCGTCGTGGAAAACGAGATGAGGCAGATCATGTCAGACCACGAGGGATTCGCGGATGTCCTCCGGGAGCTGGGCGAGGCCGGGTATATTACGGAGCGCCGGGAATACGGGAATTACGGGAATTGACGCCAGACCGCGGGATGCTGATTCATTTTGAAGTGAAACGCCCACGGGACCACTGGCGGGAGGTGAGCTGCCGGGAGATCGGATGTGTCAACTATACGATGGGCTGGAAGACCATCCTTCCGGCGGATGACATAGCAAACATAGAACTGATCCGGAGGTCGGGAATGGGCTTCAGGGAGGAGCGCGAGGACGGCTTGGTTGTCTTTATCTTCACGCCAGAGCAGGAGTGCTTTACCGGCCAAGGTGGAGGACACAAGGTGGCGGTCGGGCGTGATCCGATCCTGTCGAAGGACAAGCGGGTCATGGAGCCGTTGCAATTTATGGATCATTGGAACGATCATCAATATAGGAGAACTATAAATGGCTAAAGAATCAGGGCTTGGAATGTCTGTGGCGATTGACGACTCGGGCGGTACGGCCCGGACCATATCCAATGACCTCAGCAATATCGACTGGGCGACGCCGCGTGAAGAACAGGATATCACTGGCCTCGACAAGTCGGCCAGGGAACGTCTGCTACTCCTGGCCGACTTCACGGTCGCCAACTCTGGCATCTTCAATGATGCGGCGAATATGTCCCATGCGGTATTCTCGACAGTTTCAACGACCAGCGTGGCGCGGACGACGACCATCACGATCAGCGGCCAAGTTTTGGCCGGGGAGTTGTTCTATACGGATTATGCCTTGGGCCGGTCATCCGGCGGGGAGTTGACCTGGTCGGCACCTGGAGCATTGGCCGGCGGCGTCGTCCCCACATGGGCCTAGCCGAGGTCGGATTACATCCGATTCTAGATAAGGCGGTCCGGAAGGGATTCCGCGTTCCGGAGAAGACGGCCCGGATAACCTTTGCAGGCACCGACTACGATGGGGCCGAGATACGGGTGCTCCTTAGCGTCACATTCGGCCAGTTCATCGCCCTCCGGGAATCTGCCCAGAGTGAGGACCAGGAGCGCATGGCCCGGCTATTCGGGGACGATGTCCTGGTGGACTGGAATCTGGAAGATGCCGATGGTCAGCCAATCCCGGCCAATGGTGATGGGATGCTGGCGATCCCGTTGGAGCTGACCAACCTGGTCGTCCAGCATTGGGTCGAGGAGGTGGCCGGCGTGCCATCCCCTTTGCCACCAGCATCCGGAGATATAAACACGTTGGCGGCGGCATCGACCGCGATGGAAACCGGATAACTAAGCCTTGGGAATTAGAACGGGCCGAGATCATTGACGGTCTCTGCCAACGGTATTCTTGTTTACCGTCACAACTCATGGAGGAGGAAGCGACGATTCTCCAGCTACTGGCAATAGTCCAGGCCGGTCAGCCGGACGAGAGAGATGGCTAACGAAGTCGAAATAACTATCACAGCCGATCCGAAGAATGCCGAGGCCGGATTCAAGAAGGTCAAGACCGGCTTTCAGTCTGTAAAAGATTCCATTGTCAAAAACCGGAAGGCCATCGGCGTCGGATTTGTGGCGATGGGCGCCGGGATCGAGGCGCTGGCCCAGAGCCAGGCTGGGCTGACTGAATCTACTCGGAAACTTGCCAACGCGACCCAGCTTTCCGAGGGCGAGATTCGAACGATGGCGACCAGCCTATCCAACGCCACGTTCCCATTGGATGAAGTTCTGGGCTTGATGGAACTGGGAGCGCAGCAGGGACTTGAATCTGCCGAGGCGCTCAAAGCCTACGCCGGTTTCTGGGATACCGTCGGGGATGCCACCGGGTTGTCTTCCGAGGCATTGGCAAAGTCCGGGGCGGCATTGGCGGCTGTGGGAGTCGAGGTCGGGAATGAAAGCGAACTCCTCGCAGCGTTTGGGTTAGTCTCTCAAGAAAGCACGGGGTCAGTCCAAGAGTTCCTGGACGGTATCGGAAAAATGGCGCCGGAGCTGGCCGACATGGGCGTTTCGGTGGACGAGGCCGCGGTGATTATGACCGCAATGGAGCGGGAATTAGGTCTGACAGCTCGGACAGCTCGGACCGAATTCAAGGAGGCCCTAGAACAATCAGAGACGGGCCTCGCCGGAGTGCTGGAACAGTTAGGATTGAGCGAGACCCAGATAGCCACATACCGGGCCAAGCTGGAAGGCTCGACCGGGGTGATCCAGGCCAACGCCGACGCCCACGCCTCCACCAAGACAACGATGGACAAGTTGAAGTCGTCCATGTCTGATTTGGTATTCCAGAACGGGGAATTGATAGGGAAAGCATCGGCATTAGCCCCGCTATTCCTGGCAGCCGGCCCGATAATCGCCGGGTTCTCCGGCATCATGGGGATAATGACCGGAGCTACGAACCTCGCCAAGTTGGGATTTTTAAGTTTGAACCTCTCAATGGGTCCGGTTCTATTGATCGTTGTGGCCGTGGGCGTGGCCATCGCAGCGGCCATCCTAATCTGGAAGAACTGGGACACTATCGTCAACGCTCTCAAGGTCACATTTGATGTGGTGTTTAAATTTATTAAAAAGATTGTGACCGAGGTTTTGACTAAAGTTAAGTCACTATACGAATCCAAGTTAGGCTGGCTCTTGCCGGCGGGTCCGCTTGTGAAAGGTATCCTATTTTTGAAGGACAACTGGGATACGGTCTGGAACGGCATTAAAACCACTTTCACGACCGTTACCGATACCCTGATCGCAACCTTCCGGAACGTCAAGGGGACCATTTTGGGGATATGGGACGGGATGGTATCCGGGATCAAAAGTGGAGTTAACACCGTAATCGGGGCGATCAACAGCTTCATCCGGGGAATCAATAATATTAAGATTACAATTCCGGGAATCCCTAAAAAGACAGTTGCGGGTATTACGGTCTTTCCTGGATGGGGAGGCTTTAGTCTCGGGATGCCGGAGATCCCGGAGATTCCCAGCCTGGCAAAGGGCGGGATCGTCAACCGTCCCACCCTGGCGATGCTGGGCGAGTCCGGACCGGAGGCGGTCGTCCCGCTTGGTCGAGGTGGCGCCGGCATGACTGTGAACTTGACTATCAACGGAGACATTAATGGCATGGACGACTTTGAGCAGAAGGTAACCAGCGTCATTCGGGACGCGGTCCTGGGCGGTGGATTCTCCGGCGTATTAGCGAGGGCTTAATAAATGGCAAACGAATTTATACATATTGATCCCGGGGCTATATTAACCAAAGCGGAATTTGAACTAATCACCGGGCATCAATTCAATTCGCAGGCCACCGGGGATATTCTTTACGCGTCGAATTCGACACAACTGTCGCGGCTCGGGATCGGGTCCAATACCAACGTCCTGGAAATCACCGGGGGAGTCCCCGCCTGGGTGGCCACATCGGGTACTGGCTCAGTGGCCCGGGTTACATCTCCGACATTTGTTACACCGGCATTAGGCACACCCGCATCTGGAGTTATGACCAACGTCTCCGGTACAGCCTCCAGCCTAACGGCGGGAACGGTTACTACTAATGCCAACCTGACAGGCCATGTGACCTCCTCTGGAAATGCCGCAGTCCTTGGGTCATTCACGAGCGCCCAATTAGCGACCGCTCTGACCAATGAGACAGGATCTGGTGCGGCGGTGTTTGGTACTTCCCCGACCCTGGTCACTCCCGCACTTGGGACGCCAGCATCGGGAGTCCTGACCAATGCCACAGGGTTGCCAGAAGCTGGGCTGGCAGTCAGCAATTCCCCAACAAATGGCTATATGCTGACCGCTCAATCTGGGGATGCCGGCGGCATGACCTGGGCGGCGGCTGGTGGTCCGAGTCAAGCCAACCAGGCAGCGATTGAGGCGGAGACAAACGAGGACACATATGCCCCGCCCGATCTACTCCATTTCGGTCCTTGGGCGATTAAATGCCACATTGACATACCAGCCGATGGGTCAGTCACTCCTGCGGCTGGTAATAGCTACGGGATAGCCTCGGTCGGAGATACAGGCACTGGGGATCGAGATGTAAATTTCACTACAGCATTCAGCACTGTCACCTATACGGGTGTCGGTGGCACGGCAGACGGTACGGCTGGATTCCTGCGATTCGATACCGCCACGACAGGCGATTGCCGAGTCGTTATGACAAATACCGATAACTCAGCCGCGGCTGACCTTGGGACGGCGGTGGCGTTCATGGGAGACTTTGCGTAATGCACACAATTGTCCACGAACTACGGAATGGTGGAGTGGGGGGATATGCGCCGAATCCAGACCTCATTGTGTCAATGACGGGAGTAGGACTGGGTTGGAGTGAGGCTTACATCGCCCAGGCCATTGAGAACTTCATCGTCCCCGTTTCCTCCGAAGCATTGGCCAATGGGAAAATCACTTATACAAATGATATGGCTAGGGAATGGGTACTGGCGATGGCGAGTGGCGGGCTGACGGAGACCCAGGCTCTCGATTTATTTGCTAGACGTATCCACGAGAGGAATGGATACGGTGCGAATGCCGTCATCGACATTGAGGATTTGCCGTATCATATGAAGGGAAATGGTAACTCCTCTCATGGTTCGTGTCCCGACCCGGATTGCCGCGATAGGTATTTTCGTGATGCGTTGGTCTGGGATAACGATGCCGCCAATCGGTGCCGATGTGACATGATTAAAGCCCAGGCCGTGCACATGGGGTGCATACGGGTGGTTCGTAATGAGGGACTCGCCGCCAGGGACATCTTGTTCATGCGGGCGGTAGAAGCAGGGGATTCCTCTGCTCAGTCCACGATTGGGACAGAGAAGCAGACCCTGCGCGACATCCCTGCCACGTTTGACATCACGACTGGCGTGGACACCCCCGAGAAATTAAAGGGCAAGTGGCCGGCTGAACTTCCAGCGCGGGAGTAGATATGTATATCGATCTCACAGGCCCCGAGGCTAAAATTCTTTTGGATATGCTGGGCAAGTTGCCGGTGCAGGGGCTGGAGACGATGCAAGCGATTCTATTGCTATCGGTCAAATTAGAGGAGGCCATCCCCGAGTCTAGTGAGGAGCCGGATTAATAATGGTCGTAGCTGAATATTCGCTCCAGGTCGATTGGGATCTCGAAGGGGAATTCGGGGGGCTGGCGTTCCCTATTACATTTCCTGGTACATGGGCAGATCGTGGGATCATCCCCTCGTCTCGGATTCGCGGGATCACTTGCTCATTCGGTCGGGACCGGGCCAGCCAGTTGACCGGACGATCCAAGGCCGGCAAGCTCCGGGTGACCTTAGACAACCGATCTGGGGATTACAATCCATTTAATACCAGCAGCCCGCTATACGGCAAGATCCTCCCCGGCCGGCCCGTCCGGCTCCTGGGAACCTCGACCACCCAGAGCGATCAAGCCATCTGGCAGGGGTATCTCCTCCGGATCACGCCGCAAGTCCACCTCGGCGGCGATGCGACCGCAGTATTGGAAGGGACTGGGCCATTGGGAGAGGTGAACCTCGACCAGATCGAGGTCGAGATGGTGACCTCCCAACGGACCGACCAGGTCGTGGGTGATATTCTTGACGCTGCCGGCTGGGCCGCGGGGAGTAGTTACCGGACGCTCGATGTCGGGAAAACAACAATCACAAGATATTGGGCCGACCGGATATATACGGTCCCGGCCCTCCAGGAGATAGAATCTACCGAGGGCGGATTCCTCCGCGAGGGAAAGTCCGGCCAGATCATATTTGATAACCGCCATCACCGTCTGGCCGGCGTGGGGCTGACGAGCCAGGCGACCTGGTCGGACGCCTCCGGGGCGGCGAGGGTATATTCCGGCCTCATTCAGGATGACCCGCTGCCGAATATATTTAATGCCTTCCAGGCTGATATCCAAACATATACGGTCGCCTCATTGGCCGTTTTATGGACCCTCTCGGAGAGCGGCGCCAGCTCCCCGGCCATCCCGGTCGGCGTGGCCCGGACTTGGATCGCCAGGTATCCGACCACAGGATCGGCTAACACGGCCAGAGGAGTCGATGCGTGGACGACCACGGCCGCAACCACTGACATGATTGCCAATGCTGCCGCCGATGGGTCCGGGGCCAACGCCACCTCAGATATAGGCATCGCGGTATCCAAATCCTCGGAGACGATGGCGATCACGTTGACAAATAATGGGAGCGTGAGCGCATATGTTACGAAACTCCAGGCGCGAGGAACGGCGGTCACGGCGGACGATCCGGTCACTATTCAAGCAATCGACTCCACTAGTCAAACGGCTTTTGGCAAGCGGACCTGGCCGAGTCGCACTAAATTCATTCCTTCCAGCGATGAGGGAGTGGACTGGGCGAACTTTAATCTGTCCATTTTCAAAGATCCTACCGCTATGCTCCAGATGAGCTATTTCGCCAACCGGGACACCAACGCCATTAACGAGATGCTGGACCGCGACCTCTCCGAGCGGGTGACGGTCGTGGCGGATAATACCGCCGACCTGAGCATCGACCGGGATTTTTTTATAGAGGCCATCAGCCATCAGATAAGCGCCAACCGTCTCCATCGGGTGACTTATCTTCTGTCGGACGCGGAGCAGTTCTCCGACTGGTGGGTGTGGGGGACTAGCAAATGGGGCAGTTCGACCCGGTGGGGGTACTAATGCGAGCTGTGATGCCAAGCGTCCAAATGGCCCAACGGCTGGGAAGGCCGATAGAACATGGGGATTACCACCTCCAACCAGACGGGACGCCCATGCCGGCCAGTGAGTTTTTGGTCGGGGTGTTCCGCCGGATGCACCCTGGCCGAGTGGTATCAGGAATGTCAGGGGAGCCGGTTGCTGCCCGGATTGACGCGGGGCGCTGGCTGGCCGACTGTCCGGTAGGATGTGGAGGGGCGGAAATGGTCAGCGCTGCCGACCCGGTGTTCTTGTGCATATCCTGTGGGTCTGATGATAAATTGTGGCCGGTCATCTTCCCGGACGACCGGGCGGCGATAGAGGCAGAGGTCGTAAAGCGGGTTGATGTCCATGGTTGGGCCTGGACACCGGGAGAGACATTAGCGCAATTAGAGACCGAGACCAACCGATTAAGGGAGGGGGCTAATGGCCTATAGCGCCATTCCAACAATCACGACCGGGGATGTGGCGACCGCGTCATGGGGGAATACTTACCTTAAGGACAACTTCGCTGCCGGTGTCCCGGATATATTCACCACAGACGGGGATATGGCGGTCGGCACTGGAGCCAATGCCGCGGAACGGGTTGCTGTAATGAACGCCTCCAATCTTGTCAAACATGAGGTCGGCGGCATCGAGGCAGATATATCGGCGGCTACAACCGGCGACACTATCGTCGGGCAAAGTTCCGGAGTCCTGGGACTGGAGACCGCCATGACCCAGGGCCAGGCCGAGGCCGGGACAGACACCCAGGTCCGGGGAATAACGGCCCAGAGGCTGAGTCAATCAATAGCTGCCATCGGCGTCGTACCATCTGGTATTATCGTCTTCGTGGCGGGGTCGTGCCCGACGGGATGGTCAGAGTACACGGCTGCAAGAGGCCGGTACGTTGTTGGCCTCCCTTCCGGAGGCACCCAGGAAGGGACCGCCGGGACGGCATTGTCGAACCAGGAAAACCGTACCGTAGGACAGCATACCCACACTTTTAGCGGGTCGGCCCTTGCAACTCATAACCATACTCAAGACGCCCACGGTCATACAATGCTATCAGTCCAAGATTATGGGAATGACGACGTCGTAGATAATACAGTGATAATATCAGCGGCTGCTCGGACGAGCTCCGGGCTTGCTGTTGAGATTTGGTCTAACGCCACGTCGAACGCTTCAACAACCAGGCCGATAGTTTCCACGACAGCCACCAACCAGGCCATCACGGCGGGGACTCCGGCAGGAACTAATGCCAATACCGGCGGGGTGGCTGGAACCAATGCACCGTATATCCAATTGACTTGCTGCGAGAAGGATTAGTCGTGCCGTCAATTGATATTCAGGTAGACGTTGAGGGCAACACTACGTGGAAGTTCGATGGCTTAACCGGAGTCGAAGTCCTGGGGGTAATGTCGGAATGTATATTTGATATGTATAGCCAATTGTTCGATGTGCCGGATCGCCCATTCTACGATGGCGGAAATTCTCGTGTGTGTATAGAATACGATGGGGAGAACGTGTCCATCGCTTACCGTCCGGAGGGAAATGTCCAGGTAGCGAGAGGATTAACCACGGCGGCATTAGCCGCCCTCTGCAAAAGAGCAGCGGAACCCGACTTCAACTCCCTGGAGGGCGTGCTGGGAGCTATCATGTCGCCGGTTCGGAATGAATGATAAATAACCCCTAGAATTTCTCTATCTCACCTCCTTCGGTAGCGGCCCGGTGGATACCCCTCCTTCCGGGCCGTTACTATTTCCCCTGTCATTGTGGATTGTTCCACAACCATCTTGTATAAACTCTTGACATTTTGTATGGCTATGATATACTATGTATATAATCAATCAAGAGAGGAGACAAGATGTACTTAGTAACTCGGGAGTTCATAGGCGGGGCGCTCAAGGGTCTCATCCAAACCTCGACGACTCGGGTAGCCATGACCGAGGGGACTGTGGTCTCCAAGCCTTGCGGCGGTGGGTCGCCGTACAAAATCCTGAGCGTGGTGAAGACCAACGGAAACGTCCGGACTCCGGCCCTTCAATACGAGAGCTGGTAGCCCGCCTCTGATGATGGCCCGGTGGCTCCGGGCCGAAACCCTGGGGGTCAGGCGATAGCCGAATAGAAGGAGAGGGGGAAACCATGCAGATCAAGACACTACAACCGGCAATGGCAGAACTGGAGAGAGTCCTAGAATGGGCGGCCTCGACCACCGGCATAGACAAG